AGCCATTCCTGTTTTAATAGGATCAGCAGCAGAAGAATCAGGAGCTAACGTAACTACCCTGTCTTTAATTTTGTTAAACTCTTTATTGACAACCTGAATAGTTTTACGGTCAGGTGTACCGCCATAATGAGGGCCATAAAATAACTTTTTACCTGCTCCTAATAGATCACCCTCACCCCACGCTTTTTGCATATCAGCATCTTTACCCCTAGCATGAGTACCAACTATGAGTAAAATACGTTGTTGAGCATCAGATAACGATCTAGGATCACGATTAGACTTTTTAAGTTCTTTTGTTACCCATTCAGGTACAGAAGAGCCTACGTCTTTATACGCATTAACAGCAGATTGTAAATAACTACGATAAGTTTCGTCTGTAAACTGGTAGTTACCTTTTGCAGACGTACCCCCTTTACCTACTCGTTCTTTGTTACTGGTATTTTTACCACCACCAGACTCAATTTGACCTACCGTTTCTATCCAAAGTAGTATATTATCTTGTGTAAGATAAGGGTCGAGACTCATCATGTTTAAAGCGCGTTCAACAGCAGGATCCTCAAAAAGAGGATTAAGAGTTTTTGCTCGCAATTCACTAGCAGTTGCTACAGGCATATTTTTTTACTCAGCAGATACGTTAGTAGCTATATTTATTTATTGATAAGAAGTTCTATTTATTGATTGCCTTCCTACCTGAGACATAAGTGCTTCTGCTTCTAATTGATTTAATCTAAGTACTGCATCTTCTCTAGATAGTTGTTCTCTTTCCATAAGAGCAACAATAGCTGCTTCTTTGTCTGCCGCCTCTTGCTCTATCTCTGCTTTATTAAGTTGTCTTCCTTCTTCAAGACGAGGATCTATTTCTCTTTCTTCTCCTAGTAAATCAATAGCGGTTTTAACAGCTACTTGAGGATCTACGTCTGGATTCTTTTTTATTTCTTGAGCGACAAAAGAATAAAAGTCCTCTGACATATCGTCATCATTGCTAATACGGCTTACTACTTCTAGTAAATCTTCACCGTATACCCACTCAGAAATACTATCTTCCTCTAACAAACGATCTACCATTTTTTCTGCTTGAGCGTTAAGTCTATCGTTGCTACGATTTACTGTTGCTTGTCTTGTATATTCATTATCAACAACAGAACGTATAGCGGTAGCAGCGCTGCTTAGCTCACCCTGAGTTACTGTTTGATTAGGATCATTTTTACGGGCAAACACATCAAGAGCAGCTTTAACCTGTGGATTATTTTTTAACTCAGGATTAGCATTTAATAGTGCTGTGTGTCCTTTAGGTAACACACCTTTGCTTATCATAGTCTGATGATCATCGCGTACTTTTCTTAAACCTGTAACTTCACGTATCAATGCGTTTTTCTCTCTGTCAGAAAATCCTTGCGGATCAACTTTACTAGATGGTAAAGCATCTACGAAAGCTACAACATCTGTTACGTTTCTATCAGCAGCAAGAGCATTAGCAACACTGTCTATTCTTCTTTCTGACACAGTTTCTAGTAATGTATCTACTTCTTGTATACGCTTACCTCCTAAACCTACAAACTTAGTAGGATCAGATTGCATAGTACTAGTAGCTAACTCCATTATTTGTTGTTGCGTTTCTTTTATAAACATAGGGTCTACAGATGTTTGTATTTGTTGCATAAGATTTGCAATGTCATTAGCACCTTGTGTTTTTATGGTTGTTTGAAGTTGTTTGGCAGCAGCAGTGTATGCACTAGCTTTTGCTGTGTCTCCTTGTCTAGCAGCTTGCATTGCTAATTGTTGAAGTTGATTAATTCTAGACATAGCAGAAGAACCTCCAGCCCCACTTGCACCAGAAGTAAGCTGCTTAAACTGTTCTGCTTCCCGTTGCCTTCTAGGAAAACTACCAGCACCTTGAGCAGCAGTAAACAAACCCTGCTGATACGTAGGATTCATTAACCCCTGTATAAACGATTCTGCAAATCTAGCCATTATATAGTTACTCCTAATGCACCACCTAACATCCCAGAACCAACAGTACCAAACAAGTTAGCTTGTCCTAATGCTGCCGCTAAACGAGACTGAAGCCCTGTCATAGATCCTTCACCAAACAACCCAGCACCATACAATTGACCACGTTGAGCCATCTCAAGCGGTGTCATACCTAGCTGTGCTACGTTCATAAGTTGTGCTTGTGGTATGTAAGAACCTGTTAATGCACCCAAGGCAAGCTGTTGTTGTGCTTGTTGTGCAGCCATATCTTGCATAGACAACTGACTACCAAGTCCAGCAAACTGTGCACCAAGACCAGCCTGTTGAGCCTGTAGTCCACCAGCAAGCTGTGCCAACTGACCAGCCTGTTGTGCTGATGTAGCTGCTCTTCCTAGACCCTCAGACTGCAACTGAGATTCAATCTGCTGTGCGCTGAGTCCAAGCTGTGACAACTGTGCTGCACGTTGTTGTGCTGCTGACTGAAGCTGGCTAGACAATCCTGCCTGTTGACCAAACATACCACCAAGAGCCTGTGCTGTGCCTAGAGATTGTTGACGCTCTGACTGTGCTTGCTGAATAGCCGCTAGTGACGCTCTGTTCTGTGCTTCTTCTTGTGCTTGAGCTAAAGCAAACTGTTCAGGAGCACCACCAAACATCGCCGTACGCACACCTAAGCGTCCCTGTTGAGCCAAACGCTCTTCCAACTGTAAACGTTGTCGCTCTTCTTCAGGACGTTGTGTAGCCCTTATACGCTCAAATACGTCAGCTTCTCGTCCTGCTTGGGGTGCTAGTACACCTTGGGCGGCTTGTCCTGCAAGACCTGCGTACTGGCTTCTGAGAGCTTCAATATCAGAAGGAGCCTGTGTACCTAAGCCAGCAGCACCCATGCCTAATGCTTGTTGTCCAAACTGACCTATAGCTGGACTAGGTTGTTGTCCTAACATGCCTCCTACTTGTCCTGCAAACTGCCCACGCAAAAGATTAAGGTCTGCCGGTTGTGTGCCAGCAGCGCCCATGAACTGACCACCTAAGCCAAACGCTTGCTGTGCTGCCTGTTGTCTTTGTGCTTCACCGTATGGGCCAGTAAACATAGCAGTTTCTGCTTGCCCTTGTAGCATGTCTTGAATAAACTGTTCTTGCATAGATAAATCTAGTTGCGCTGAAGAACCTCCAAAACCCGGAACAGGGGTTTGTTGAGAACCGCGTACACCACCTGTACCTGCTAACGATGTTCCAGCAAAAGGATCAACACTAGTTTTCTGAGAACGGTAAGGATCAAAACCCGGAGTAGGTTGTCCCGGGAAAGTTCCCGGCTGCGGATCACCACCGTTGCCACCACCACCACCACCGCCACCTGCTGGAGGTACAGTAGTAGTAGGAGGAACATAAGAAGCAGCATAAGAAGGAGTTTGAGCAGGAGTAAAACCAAACTGACTACCAGTAGTAGACCTTACAGTAAACGGCTGGAATTGTGATTGTTGTAATCCTTGCTGTGCAATAACATTTGCACCAGCCTGAGACTCATCACCAATATCCCCAAGACGACTATAAGCATTAGACAAAAGACCAAGACCAGCCCCGCCTAATGCATAGTTTCCTGCGGCATCAGCAGCTTCATCTACAATACCTAATAAATCTTTTAACCACTGAGGCATTAGTAAGTCCCTCCGTCAATCGTGCCTGTAGACAAAGTACCCGTAAACGTCAACGCTGGTATTGTTACAGTGCCTGTGAATGTAGGAGAAGCTAAGTTAGCCTTAGTTGCAATCGCTGTAGATATAGCGGTGAACTCAGTGTCAAACTCGCTACCACGAATAACTTTACCACTATCCCCAGAAGGTAAACTGTCCTTAGCAGTAAAGTTTGTTGTCTTTGTATAGTCGCTCATACTGTTTTACCCATTAGTGCTAATACGTTAATTTCTTGGAGAGATAAAGCAGACCCGTTAATGTCAGCTTCTAGTCCTATCGTAATAATACTTCCGTTACCTGTTGCTTGAACAGCGTTTCTAGTCGTAAGCTCACCACCAGTAAACTCACCGATAGCAAACTCATCAACACCAAAGTACGCAGGTACTTGGTTGCCTACAGTAAACTCGTAAGTTCTAAAGTCTGTTCCTAAATCGTAAGCCCACTTCATAAACACTGTTGCACCAGCAGCACCAACCAGAGTTGGCCTGAGTTTCTTTAGCAACTTTGTTTTAGCAGGATCA